AGGATAAGGAATGAAAAATATCTGCTTTATAAACGTAAACACGATCAAGGAAAGAAGCGCGCTTCATTCTAACGTCGATGACAAATTGATCCTTCCGGAAATCCTTACAGCTCAGGACATGTATTTACTTCCTGCTTTAGGCACTGCTTTATACAATCGCTTGCAGGCAGGGATCGAAAATAATAATTTGACAGCGGATGAGGTGGACTTACTAGATAATTTCATCACTAATCCTTTGGTATATTACACGCTTTCAGAGCTTCCGGTAGGATTGTCTTACCAGTTCTATAATAAGGGCTTAGTTCGCAAAACAAGCGACAACACAGACACGCCTCAGATGCAGGATCTGATCGATGTCGCTTCAAGATACAGAACACGCGCGGAGTTTTATACTCAGCGATTGATCAAACACTTAAAGCAGGTATCATCTACTAGCGATAAGTTCCAGGAATATGTGAACTACGGTACTGGTGTTGATATTATCAAGCCAGAGAGAGACGCTTACCAGGCTTCGATCTGGTTAGGAGATGACTGTGACTGTAAACCGATGAGCTTCGAGGAAAGATACCAGGGAGAAAACGGAATTTGTTAAAACAAAAAAGATATGCCGAAAGCTTATAGCACAAAAAATATCAAAAAATTAGAAGTTTACCTAGCGACTCAACAAAATGGCAATCAGACAGCTGACATTAAATCAAACAATAAAGCTAATAAGTGATTTAGCCTCCTCGCATGAGCAGATAAATACTGTTTATTTCGGGGATGTATGGGAATTTCTTAACCAGGCTGATAATGTTTATCCAGCTATGTTCTATTCTTTGACTGGATCGTCGATCTCTGGAAAAGAATTATCACTAAATTTCTCTCTTTACTTCCTGGATCGACAGCTCCAGGATGAATCAAACGAGAACGATGTTCTATCGGATCAGTTATTGATCGCGCAGGATATTGTATCGATGATGAGATACCCAAAGTTTGACTGGGAGATCGGAGATAGTGTGAACTTAGAATTTTTTACAGAGAAAGAAGAAGATTATTTAGCAGGAGTAAAGGCAGATGTGACCGTTTCCTTCCCGATGCTTTCTGACAGATGTCAGGTTCCAACAGATTTTAATTATCCTAACTAATGGCAAATAAAAAAGTAAGTCAATTAACGACAAAACCTTCGATCCTTACTGGAGATATTATTCCTTTGGCTGATCCAACAACTGGCCAGCTTTACAAAGCTACGCTTTCATCTTTGGGAGCTGTGATCGGTTCGGCTGTAGCTTCTGTAAATGGTTTAGTAGGTACTGTAGTTTTAGATACAGATGACATCCAGGAGCTGGCTAGTCCAACGAATAAATGGTACACAGATACCAGGGCTAGAGCTGCGCTTTCTGCTGCTTCTCCTTTGACTTATAATAGTGGGACTGGAGCTTTTGGTATTCAAGCGGCTAACGGCTCACAGAATGGATATTTAAGTTCTACTGATTGGACGGCTTTCACTAACACAGTTACTGGCTTAGCATTAAAGTTAAATATAACGGATGCCGTTTCGACTTATCAGAGAATCGATAAAATGGTTTCTAATTTGCTAGCAAGCGACACAGAGTATCCTAACTCTAACGCTGTTCTAGCTAAGTTAGCTCTTAAAGCAGATACTACTAACCCAGTATTTGACGGTTATATGACAATCGGTGGAGCTTATCCTAAAATTTATTTAACGGACTCAGATAATAACCCAGATTATTTTATCGGTAACGACGACGGTTATTTTAGAATTTACGACCAGACTAATACTACAAGTAGATTTTATATAACTTCTGGGGGGGCTTCGATATTTCCTGGAGCTGTAACGGTAGGCTCTATCGCTAAGGATGGAGGAACTTCTGCTCAATTCCTTAAAGCGGATGGCTCAGTAGATTCTAGTACTTATGCGACTACTAGTTCATTAAGTTCTTATTTAACTATAAGCACTGCCGCTTCTACTTACAATAGAATTGATAAAATGGTCTCTAACCTTTTGGCTAGCGACACTGAGTACCCAAATAGTAACGCGGTACTAGCAAAATTAGCATTAAAAGCAGATGCTGCCGACCCGGTATTTACTGGTAATTTAACTATAAGCGGAGCAGCTCCGAAATTATTCTTTGTAGATACAGACCAAAACCCAGACTATACACTTTTTGCAGACGCTGGTTATTTCTATATCTATGACCAAACAGCTGGAACTTCAAGATTTTATATTACTCCTTCTGGAGTAGCAACTGTACCGGGTTCTATGGTGGTAGGTTCTATCGCTAAATCTGGCGGTTTATCTACTGAATATTTAATGGCTGACGGTTCAGTAAGTACTGGAGGCGGTGGCTCAATGACTTACCCTGGTGCTGGTATTGCAGTCTCTACTGGGACAGCTTGGGGTACTTCAATCACTAATAATTCTAGTAACTGGAATACAGCCTACGGATGGGGTAATCATGCTGGATTATATTTACCAATAGGTGGAGGTACTTTAACTGGAGCTTTAAGCGGTACAAGTGCTACGTTTAGCGGTACAATTACCACTAATAATGTTTTAGCTTTAAAATTAAATTATGCTGGCTCAGTAAATGATATACAATTAAGCGCTGGTACACCAGTAAGAATTGTAAATCAGGCTTATAATTCAGTTTTATTCGAATTAAATAATAGTGGAACTGCTAATTTTTCCGGTAATCTAGGAATAGGGACAACTTCTCCATTAGCATTTACAAGCTATAGAACTACTCAAGTTTCAAATACTGCTGGGGCTTTAATGATTGTTGAAAGTACAACAGGAAGCATTTTAGGTCAATTAGTAGCAGATAATGGGTTTGGTGGAGGTGCAGCGGTTGTACTTGGTGCAAGGTCAAATCACCCAGCTGTTTTTACTACTAATAATACAGAACGTGTGCGAATTAATACTTCTGGTCATTTATTGATAGGTCAAACTGCAGCAAATGGTGGAGCTAATGGTGTATATATTAGACCAGGAGTAGAGTCTGGATTTATTGTAACAAGTGATATAGCTTTACAATTAGGAAGATTAGGAACTACTGGAGATATTCAGACTTTTTATACTGGCTCTACAAGAGTAGGTAAAATAGCTGTAGGAGGTTCGTCTATAACTTTTGAAAGTGCTGGTAATGGAGGTCTTACGATAGCAAGTACTGGAGCTGCTACATTTGTTAGTTCAGTAACTGCTACCGGTTTTTTTGAGTCTTCAGATAAAACTATCAAGACTTTAATCGAGGACAATTACCAGGCTAAAGGAATCGAAAACGTAACTGCAAAGCTATATTTAAAAAATGGAGTAGAAGAATTAGGATATTTTGCACAAGATGTACAGCCTATTCTACCTAGCGCAGTTAGCAAAGGAGAAAACGGTTTATTAAATCTATCTTATCGCGAAGTTCATACGGCTAAAATTGCTAGATTAGAAAAAGAAATCGAAGAACTAAAAGCTAAATTAAACTAATATGTCTTGGGCTAGTATTTCAAGTAATCAATCTGTAACCTGGGAGAATCTGTTAGATGCTTGTAATAATGGTATATTCTTACAGCTTTTAACTATTCCACCTAGTGGGGTTTCTTCTAAAAAATGTGTTAGAAAAGACCAAGTACAATCTTATGTTGAAGTTCAATCTTCGCCTTTATCTGGTACAGCATCTAATCAGACTGTAGCAAAAAGTAAATTGATAGCTGTATCCTATACATATTACCAGCTTACTTCATGTAGTGGCGCTCCGACAGCTTATACTAGAGTAGCGCCGACTTTGGGAACTGGACAGCGTTACATTTTACCAAGTAGTACACCTACATATTACTATTATAACGGTACTTCTGTAGGGCCACAAACTACAATACCTAGTGGATATAATGGAAGTATTCAGATAGTAACTGGTCAAACTTATTGCCCTTAATTTTAAACTTTAAAAAATAAATAATATGGCTTTCACTTGGGTAATCTCTCAATTAGACTCTATTCCTTCCATTGATGGAATGGAAAAAGTAATAAATACTATTCACTGGCGCGCTCAGAAATATCTTTTAAAAGACGAAAAAATACAATTCACTGCCGACACTTACGGAGCTTTAGGAGTAGATGCTCCACACGAAGCAAGCTTCACTCCTTACGACCAGGTTACAAAGGAAATGGTAGAAGGATGGCTTGAAGCTGGACTTGATACTGAGAAAATTGATGCAAACTTAGAGGCTCAAATTCAGAATTTTTTAAATCCTCCAGTGGTGGCTTATCCACTTCCTTGGGAAGGATCCGAAAAAATCTAGGATTTTTGCTATCTATTTATAGATTAATAAATTAAAACAAACCAAACGATGAAATTAGATTTCAATTTCGACCTAGTCGGTCTTGATCAGCAACCTATTGAGGGTGCAAATGCAGGTAAATTATTGGCTAATGCTTTAGCCCAGGGATCAAAAGGCGATGCCTTAAAATTCTGGGATTGGGCAGTAAGCTTAAACAAAGGAGAGATCCTGGATCTTGATTCGTCAGACCAGGAAACGATCAAAAACTTTGTGAAGGATTGCGAAAGTTTCACAGTCCTAGCAAAAGCTCAATTATTACAAGTTTTGAAAAAAGACTAATTAATGGATTTAAATGATATTCTTGGGCAATCTGTAACTGGAGGAATTGCGGCATTGATCGGCTGGATAGTAGGAAGGCGCAAAGAAAAAGCGGACCTTAATACAATCGAATTAGAACAGACCACAAAAGCGATCGAGATCTGGCGCCAGATGGCTCAAGAAATGTCAGACAAAGTGAAGGAGCTTAGCGATAAGATCGATATCTTAACGGCTGAAGTTCACTCTTTAAAATCCGAGAATTCAAACCTGAAAACCAAACTAGGAATAATTGATGAAAGTCACGAAGATAAGCCAAAAAGGTCTCGATCTAATAAAGCAGTTTGAGGGATTAAAACTTAAGCCCTACCTTTGTCCAGCTGGGATCCCAACTATTGGATACGGTAATACTTACTATACTGACGGAAAGAAAGTAAAACTAACAGATCCGTCAATAACTCAAGCAAAAGCCGACGAGCTTTTAAAATTCTTAATTCAATCCTACGAGAAAGACGTCGATAGTTTCTGTCGCGACGATATCAGCCAGCATCAATTCGATGCGCTGACTTCCTTTGCTTACAACTGCGGATCCAGAAACCTAAAATCCTCTACTTTATTAAAGAAAGTAAATTTAAATCCTAATGATCCAACGATCAGAGCTGAATTTATGAAGTGGAATAAGGCAGCCGGAAAGGTTTTACCTGGATTAACTAAACGACGTCAAGCGGAAGCTGACCTTTACTTCTCCTAATCATGCGAAAATTACTTATTCTTTTGGCTTCTGTCGCGTTCTTTTCTTGCAAGCAATCAAAGAGCCTAACTGAATACAAAGAAACGCTTAGAATCGATACTATTAAAAGCGAGAAAATCGTAGAAAAATTTAGAGCGGTCCACGATACGCTCACGATCTCGAATCCTTGCGACTCCTCTGGGATCCTTTCCTCTTTTTATTCCAGGTTAATTCTTCCGAATGGATCAGTGACGATCAAGTCTGACAAGGGCCAGATCAGAGCGACGATCGATATCGATTCGATGCGCCAGGAGATCGAGAATAATTACCGGAACTCGCAAGTAAAATGGATCGAATACAGAGACAAGGAAGTGATCAAGTATCGGGTGCCTACCTGGGTGGTCATGCTACTATTCGCTGAGGCTGTCATGTTGATTGCTTATTTATATCTTAAATTCGGCTTAAAATAGTGTACGAAATAAACATAGAAGGAATCGAAACTCCCCAAAATAAAACTAGCCAGCTATTGCAGACTATGCTCGACGTAATGGAATCCATTGAGCAGATCGACGATGCTGGTTTTGTGCTTCGTATGAAGCTATTAAATAATATAGAGTTCTTAGTGGACCAACTAATGGAAGAATATGAGCAACGACAACGCTAAAGCGGAGGCAATAAAAAAGCACTTCTACTCAACCAATATGACACGCGCAGATTTCGAGCGTGAAAACTGGGAGAATTACGGTTATAAAGACTTAACTACCTTCCATCGCCAGATGACTAGATTCGGAATCTCTGTGAAGGATCGATCGGAATACTTTAAAAAGACAAGACCAAACGCCAAGATAGAATCATTCAACCTGGATGAGGTCGATAGCTTTGGGATCGAGCCAGGGATCGGAAAGGAATACACCAGTGCTCGCCTTCCAGATCACTTAAAAAAGATCGGGATCCTATCTGATATTCACGTTCCTTTTCATTCCTTAGAAGCGCTTACCTGCGCGATAAAATATCTAAGAGATCAAGAGATCGATTGCCTTTATTTGAACGGAGATACATTCGACTTCTATTCGATATCCAGGCATGAGAAGGAGAAGGATCTCAGAGACTTTCCGCGCGAGATCGAGATGGCTAGAAACTTTCTTCAGAAGCTTCGTGATATCTTTCCGACGATACCGATCTATTTCAAAGCAGGCAATCACGAGAATCGCTTCCAGCGCTATCTGTTTAGCCAGGCGGAAGAGTTCGCTGGCCTCCACGAATTGCAGTTCGATAAGTTCTTCCGTATGGATCACTTAAAAATCGAGTGGGTGGAAGACTGGCAAGGTATGGAAATGGGCGATTTATTAGTCTGCCATGGTCACGAGCTCATGGCTGGAGGGATGAATCCTTCGCAAACGACGTTTAATAAAACCTTCTGCAATACTTTGATAGGTCACGTCCACAGAACGACGAGCACGATCAAGAAAAACGGCTTTAAAAAGTTCATTCACTCCTATTCAACTGGGTGCTTGACTCACTTATCTCCGAAATACTATCCTTTTGCCCAGCATAATCACGGCTTTGCACTGGTAGAAATTAAAGATGGCTTATCAAAAGTTCAAAATCTTATGATAAAAGACGGAAAAATTGTGTAGCTTTGTAGAAATTAATTGTTTTTCATAGTGTTTTTATAGGTTTAGATGACATTAGAAAGCCCTGGGATATTATCTCCGGGCTTTTTTGTGCTTGAAAATAATTTAAAAATAAATTTAAAATAATTTTTTAGTATCAAAAAAGGTAGTATCTTTGTCATGTAGTCAGCAACGAAGCAACTACAAAACATCTAAACTCATGGAAAACTTAGCGCAAAACACAGTTTATTTTTACGAGGGTTCTTATCAATTTCAATCAGATAAAACTCATTTAAATATCTCTGAAGATTACGTTCAAATGATACTTGCAAAACAATATGAGTATCGTCCAACTACTGAAACTTTATGGGCGGATGTTAAAATCGATGGAATTACAAAAAGATTTATTTTTGATTATAACAAAGGTTTGACTTTGAAATCTATATTTTAATTATACACCGAGCCAGGCGGATTCCTGGCAATCTTTAATCATCTATAAAAATGAGAGAATTATTAAAAACCATCCCAGGATCTGAAGTAGCTCAAGCTACCATCCTAACGCTGATCGTCATCGGCATCTTATCAATCATCACAATTATTTCAAACCTTTAATTTTTATTATCATGTCTAACAAAACTTCAATTATCGCCTCATCAAACGGAGGCTCAAACTACGAGCCGATCGCGGCCGGTACTTACGTCGCACGATGCTATTCCATGATCCACATCGGAACGATCAAGGAATCCTACCAGGGAGAAGAAAAATTCATTAATAAGGTCCGCTTATCTTTTGAGCTTCCGACTGAGTTAAAAGTTTACAAGGAGGAGAACGGCGAACAGCCGGCTGTATTATCGAAGGAGTTCACGCTCTCACTATCTGAGAAATCAAACCTTCGAGCTTTCTTAAATTCCTGGAGAGGAAAGGCTCTGACAGAAGAAGAATGCAAGTCATTTGATATCACTGTTCTAGCTGGCAAGGCTTGCACTTTATCTGTGATCCATAAGACATCCAAGGTAAGTGGTAAGACTTACGCTGAGATCGCCTCGATCGGAGGAGTAATGAAAGGAATGGAAGTTCCAGCGATCATGAATCCGGAGATAGTTTTCTCTGTGAATAACTTTGACCAGGTAGCTTTTGATTCCTTCCCTGATTTCATCAAAGAGAAGATTCAATCTTCGAACGAATACAAGGCGCTATTAGAAAGCAGTCCAACTCAAGCACTGACAGAGCCAGCTGTGATCGATGAAGATGATTTACCCTGGTAGTCATGTATAAGCAGGACACATGCTTCATGTTTAAAAATTCGATCGATTGGTCAGTGAGTTACTGGAATGATTTTGAGACCAAGACTGACTTTGATCAATGGATGGATGAGCGAATGAAGGAGGGGCTGGTTTATATCGGGGAAAAATCTAAAGAGATACCAGCCTATCCTCAAGTTTTAAGACTAGACTTGAAGTATATCTTAGGAGGATATTATACTACGATAGAGAGATTCTCATCTAGTGAAGAATATACCAGGTATTGCGACTGGAAATTATCGCAAGGGTACAAAGTAATAGGCTCAGCGCCTTACATGGAATTAAAAACCGGCAAAGAAAATGGCACGAATTAAAAAAATGGATATCTACAAAGAGGTAGCAGAAAGATTAAATGCTAAGGGGAAGCTTCCCTTTAGCGCCAGGGAGTGGAATACTGGCCTAGTCCAGCAGACAGTCTACGGGAAACTAAAATACCCGGAAGTAATGGAGGAATTAAAATTAATCATGCAAGAATATGAAACAGCAGAAGCTTGATTTTAACGCCTGGATGGATCACATATCTAACCAGCTCCAGGAGGATTACAGAAAACTTTATTATTCATCTAAATTCAAACAAGATGCTAACATTTCAAGAGTATCACGAAAGGAATCCAAGGATATACGAAGAGTTCAAACGCTTCGCCTTTTTGCTGATCAATAATGGTCACAAAAAAATAGGAGCCAAGCAGATCTTCGAGAGGATCCGCTGGGAGTCAATGATTGAAAAGACTGATCGATACAAAGTAAATAATAATTACACGGTCGATTATGCTTACAAATTCGAATCAGACTTCCCATACCTGGAAGGAATTTTCTTCCACAGAACAAGGAGAATAAAAAATTAGTACATTTGTAAACCAGGGCCGGTCAAGTAGACCGGTCCACATCTAACCAAGATAATGACAAGAAAGCAATTTGCCGTAAGTTTAGTGAAGCGTTTCCAGGAAGCACATCCACAGATCAAGAAAAATAAAGAGGAGGCGATCGCTTCCGCAATCCTAGGAGCCGAGATAGTTATGGAAGCGATTCACGCTGGAGATATTGATCTTAGCTACTGGGCAGAATTAAGAGAGGATCTTATAAATCTTTAAGCCATGACACTAGAGGACCAATGCTTTCACGCTGTGGTAAACGTGCGGATCGCACACGAACAGCAAACGATTTCGGACTATTCTAAGATCATGAAGTATTATAATCCAGAGGTCAAAGCTTTTGATCTGATCCTGGATAAGATCAGCGAAGCGGAGGCTGAGATCCAGAGACTAACCGAGCTATTAAATAGTTAAAAATAGTTTGTGAATCAAAAATTTTATTTTAATTTCGGACATATTCAGCGGAAGGGGTGAGAGTCTTCCGGTGAATACGGGTTAAAAACCACTAAGCCAGTCTGATCTCTCACTCAGCTGGCTTTTTTATTTTAAAATCATGGCAGCATTTAGAAAAATATCGGTCACATTCTGGAGCGATTCCTTCATTGGGGATCTGACTCCAGAGCAAAAATACTTTTACTTGTATTTGATGACTAATGACAAGACTACCCAGTGCGGTATTTACGAGACATCGATCAGAAAGATGTGCTTCGATACTGGATATAACTCAGAGACGGTCCTTAAATTATTAGATTTCTTCCAGGAGAAAAATAAAATCAGATTCTCGAAAGAGACGAATGAAATCGCGCTTTTAAACTGGGTTAAGTTTAATGACTCGAATTCTCCTAAAGTTTTGTCTTGTGTTGAAAAAGAGCTAAAGAACGTCAAGAATAGAGTATTGATACAGTATCTATACAGTATGGATACCGAATCGCAAGAAGAAGAAGAAGAAGAAGAAGAAGAAGAAGAAGAATATAAAAGCGATGAGTTTGAAATCTTCTGGAATTCTTACGGAAAGAAAGTCGATCGTGTAAAATGCGAAAAGGCTTGGAAGAAATTAAAGAAGCAAGAGATCGAGAAAATCCTGGAGACAGTTAATCGATACGTCGGAGCTAATCCAGATATTCAATATCGAAAGAATCCACTTACCTACCTGAATGGGAAGTGCTTCAACGATGAGCTTCCAGGATTAGCGAGAAATCAAAATAATACTTTACCTTTGAACGACAAACCTATAATACCAATCGAATGGCAATAAAGCTAAACCTTAGCGATCTACACCTTGAGAAGGATATCATCGCTCACTTACTCAGCTATCCTCATCTATTTTCGGAGGCTGATAAAATAATCAATAGCGAATCGTTTACTGATGCTTTATTCAAGGCGTCATATTTGGCGTTTAAGGAATTATCGCTAGAAGATAAGAGGATCACTAGAGCAGATGTATTTCGTGTCCTTAAAAGCAAAGAAAAAGAGAAAGGAATTTCTTCGGAGCTGGTCCTGAAACTAATGCCAGACCGAGTGATCAACCTGGAAGATTCGTGCTATGCACTAAAAGAGACAGAAGGAAAGAGAAGATTTCACGATCTGGCCTTTAAGATCCAGGCAGCGATCCTAGATAACAAAGAAGTCTCAGACTTACAGACGATCATCGAGAAGGAGATGGACTCTCTAGAGCGATCTATCGAATCGACAGAGGTGTTCGACATCGCTAATCTATACGACGATGTGATCAATCGCCTAGAAGAAAATGCTGGAAAGATAAAATTCTCAGGTATCGACACTGGATCGCGTGAACTTAACTATATCCTTGGAGGATTCCAGGAAGGAATGACGGTCATTGCTGGGCGTCCAGGTATGGGAAAGACAGTAGCTGGATTACAACACGCTAAGAGCGCTGCTAAATCTGGTAAAAGAGTTCTATTCCTTTCGCTTGAAATGCCAAAGGAGTCGCTCATGTATCGTCTTATCAGCTCTGAGAATTGCGACTATAAATATAGCGATCTAAAAGCTAATCGAGTGAAGCCGGACGATATACTTAAAATCCGCAACTCTAACGCGTCGATCCTTAAATCGCTTCCGATCTTCTTTTATGACTCCGATAATCGAGACATCAACTATCTGTCTATGATTCTGACATCGGAAGCAAAGCGTAATAAAATTGACCTGGTAGTTATCGACTATTTGCAACTGATCAGAGACAATCAGCTCAAGGATCAGTCAGATTTTGCTCAGGTTTCTTCCGTATCGAACAAGATCCAGAAGCTAACCAGGAAGCTAAAGATTCCGATCATCGCTTTGTCTCAGCTATCTAGGGGAATCGAGGGAAGATCTTCAAGAATTCCACAGCTCTCGGACATTAGGAGCTCTGGGAATGTCGAGCAGGACGCGATCGCAGTGATCGGACTATATCGCGACGATTACTATAAATACACTGACGCCAGGGCTAACAATACAGCCAAGGGACCGGATGATAATATCCTGAACTATGTGATCCTAAAAAATCGAGACGGGGAGACTTGCACGATCGATCGCTATGTGGATATTACTACAAACCGGATCGCTGATTCTTACGAAGAGCTCCAAGGGTTTAAGCCAGTCTACCAGGATAGCGCGATCAATACGATTAATCACACCTTTGAGGAGGCTAAATTTTAAAAAGATGGAAAATGAATTTGTAACATACGAGCAAGCATTAGCCTTAAAGGAATTAGGGTTTGATGAAAAATGTTTTAAGTATTGGGTAGGAGAAATCCACGAGAAAAGCATAGAGTTTGTGTTAGATAGCGAAAAGCTAAATGATGATGAATTATTTGCACCACTTAAACAACAAGTATTTAGATGGTTTAGGGAAAATTATAATAAAAATTCATTTATTGAATTAGTTTATCAAGATGGGCTAAAATATGACTACGTTTTATATGTAGATAAAAAAAAAGAAGAATGTGAAAATTATGGCGACGGGCCATTCAATACCTACGAAGAAGCAGAGAATGCTTGTATAGATAAACTTATAGAGATAGTTAAAGAATCAAAATCATGATCACAATCAAAGGCCAGGTTCCTAGCAAGTCAAACGGATACCGGATAGGAGGGAATCGCCTCTATAAGACTGTTGATCTGAAGGAGTACGAAGTGAGCTTCGAGTGGCAGATCCGTAAGCACAAAGTAATTACAATTACAGAGCCCTTCGAGATCTGGATCGATGTCTACTTCCAATCTAACAGATCTGACCTGGACAACGCGGCGAAGGTAATACTTGACTGCCTCCAGAATTGTGGCATGATCCAGAACGATCGACTCTGTTCGATCCTGGTCATGAGAAAGCACATCGATAAAATGGATCCTAGAATTGAGTTTGAGATAAAAAAAATAAATGAAAAATAAAATGGAAAATAAAATGGAAAGAATTTTTAGAATGGGAGATGAAGTTTATCATCACAAATTTGGCTGGGGCAAAGTCATGGCTTCAACTGATAGAATTGTTACGGTTACATTTAAAGATAAATATGCGGAGCTTTTTGGAGAAGATTTAGAATTATTGTCTTTTAGTGCATATTCAGTAGAATTAATCGGGTTTACTCAAGAGCAACCAGAGAGAGAAATTACTTGGACTTCCATATGGGAAGATTATTGTGATGAAGGCTATATTGGAGCTTCGCAATTCGTTGTATATTTAACGGAAAGATATAAGCTTCCAGAGAAACTTTGATCTTTCAAATGGACACTAATAAAAATCTGCCAGACAATTATAAGCTGTGCATCGCCTGGATCGAGTCAGAATTGACACGAGAGACACGATCTATCATATTGCCTGGTGTTCATATCCAAGACTTAAATCATTCGCTTAGAATCAATCTATTGAGAATTTTAAATAATCATGGGGCGGAGCGAAGGGCTGCCTTCCTGCGGACCAAAAGAATAAAGGACTATCTAAATAAAAAGCCATGAAAAAGTTAAAAGAAAAAGAGACGATCATCATCTACGCTGGTTTGATCAATTCACTTATCGATCACATCGAGGCAGACTTCCGGCCGTCGATCTTTAATCGCCAGGCGCTCAAGATGAAATCCAAGAGCGTTCTGGATGAACTGCTCAAGATCGAGCAAGAGATCTACAAAGGGGATCCGAGCGGAGAGGTCACTGATCAGTACTTAGATGCTGGGAAGCTTATGATCCTATTCTTTCGACTGGGTTTGGAGATGACTGAAATGACAGAGACTAAGAGCGAAGGGCTTAATACTCAGCTGAATATATTATTAAAAAATTACGGAGTTAGTTTGGAGTTTTAAAAAAGATTTTTTAAACTTTGCCTAACCAAACGAAATGAAAATGAATAGTAACGCTGAGCAAGTGGTCAAGCCTGATCACTATCAAGGAAAGGGAGGACTCCAGGCGATCGATGTAATCGATGCTTTCGGGCTTGGGTTCTCCCTAGGTAACGTAGTAAAGTACGTTCTAAGAGCTGGCAAAAAACAAGATCGTCTTCAGGATCTAGAGAAAGCGATGGAATACTTAAAGTATGAAATCGAAAACACGAAGAAGATCGTGAAGGAGGTCGAAGCTTACATCGCCAGTTTACCAGAGGATTTATAGTGAAGAGCAGAAACGAGATAATCGAGGAGCTTTACCTTTCGAAGGATATAAGCCAGGCGCTTCGTAAGATGCAACCGGCTAGCCTCCGCGACGATCTTAGGCAAGAGATGTTTATCTCTCTTTGCACTCTAAGCGATGAGAAGTTCTGGAATCTTTACGAGAATAACGCGCTCAAGTTCTACCTAGTTAGGGCCATGCTAAACATGATCCGAAGCACTGGGATGAATCAGCCTTTCTTTCGTAACTTCCGGGCTAAGTTCGAATCAATAGAGGAGATCGAAAACCTGGAAGATCAGATCGATAACTCGAAGGACCAGAAGGAAATTCTTTTCGATTTGCTAGATAGTAAGAGAAAGACGCTGTGCTGGTATGAAGACAGACTGCTGGATCAATACGTCGAATCTGGTTTCAATCAGATGGACGTCCACAGAAAGACAAAAATACCATACCCGTCGATCGTCAAAACTATCGCGTTAATCAAAAAGAAACTCAAGGATGAATAAGAAGCCAGATGAGACAGCCCGAGAGCTGTTCAATAATTGCCTTTATTTCACTGGCTCCAAAATTATGGCAAGAGAGTGCGCTCTGTTTATGTGCCAGAAGTTTATCGACATGTCCAAGCGAATGGATGATAAGTGCTACTACCTGGAGGTAAAAGAAGAGCTCTATAAAATAGAAATAAAATGATTCAACTTATTGCCTCAGTGGCTTTCGTCACGTTCTGGAATATGAACAATATGCCATACGATCTAAGGATCAATTTTAAGCCGTTCAATTGCGCGCCTTGCCTGGCATTCTATGTGGCGCTTGGATTGATGTTTGCGCCTGAGTTACTATCGACGATTGTCGCGACTTCATTCGGGGCTGGCGTGATCGCTGCGGTGGTGGAGAAGCTATTAATTAAACTACTTACAAAGCTATGAAGCACATAAGTCTTAGAAAAATAGTTAGAAAGCAAAAGGCAGACGAACAGAGAAGAAAGGAATTAGATAGTCAAAATGGCATTACTATTTATACTTCGCTTAAAGACGAAAAATGGTGGATTGATTTTTTTAATGGGAAAATAAAAATATAATGACTGACAAAGACATAAAATTCATCCAAGACAATATCATCAACTTCGAATCGGTAGCGCTTGGATTTACTCGAAACTTAGACCACGCGGTCCTTAATGAGTATCACGAAATCTACAAGCGATCACTGGATCCAAGCTTCGTTTTGAATGCCTGGTGCGGAGGCTGTGTCTTCGACATGCTCAAGCGCTTAAAGCATCACTACGAGAATGTGATCTCAGCTCAACAAACTAACCAAACCAATGACAAAATCAAAGCTAAGAATCCTGGCGGTAGGAAGTCAAAATAGTGGCGTAACTTACCACAGACTGGCGCTTCCTTTGTCGATCATGGAGAAGGAGTACTGCCTAATCACTGACACGATCACAGAGGATCTATTGAAAGAAAAGAATTTCAATGTCGTAGTGGTAAATCGGTTCCTGGAATCGACGCCACTTCTTCAGCTCCTAGAATGGCGCCAGAAGTTTGGCTTTAAATTGGTGGTAGATATCGATGACTACTGGACTCTGTTCGATAAGCATCTAAGCGCGCCTACCTATCGCAAGCTTGGAGTGACTAGGATTATCAAGGACTACATTCGTTTTGCTGACCTGGTTACAACGACTCACAATCGCCTCCGCTTGGAGATCGTCCAGATCAATAAAAACTGCGAGGTACTTCCGAATGCCTTGCCATTTGATAAGGATCAATTCACAGCTATCAAGAAGGAGAATGAGAAAGTAACGATCGCACACACTGGATCGATCACTCACTACCCGGATATTCAGCAACTCAAGAAACCGATCGAAGAGCTGGCGAAGTCAAGGGTATTCAGAGAGAATACCAGGATGCTTCTGTGTGGATGGAATGAGTTCAACAAATGGCACTGGGAACAGATGGGAAATCTATACACTGCTAATGAGAAGCTTGACTATAAGATCCTCGAGTCGATGCCGGTCGATCTATACATGAATTTTTACTTAGAGGCAGACATGCTTTTAGTTCCTTTGCTGGATAATAAATTCAACAGACTAAAGTCGAATCTTAAAGCGCTGGAGGCAGGAGCGAAAAACATCCCGATCCTAACCTACAAGCGAGCGCCTTATGAAGATATCCCGACGATCTTCGAGGTCGATAACTGGGAGCGCGACATAAAACGAATGGCATTCAGTAAGCAGATGCGCGATGACTTTGGATATAGGAACGGAGAATATGTCCGCGAACATTACGATATCTTTAAAATTAACGAGGCACGATTTGCTACTTACTCCAAACTAATCGAGTAAAATTATGCCAGTCATAAAATGCAATAATGGAAAATACAGAATCGGATCAGGTGCTTGCATCTATGACACCGAAGAGAAAGCTATCGAAGTCTACCAGGCGATCCTAGCCGGTGGAGCTTTTGCTGAATCGTTTAATGACTATCCAGAGGCAGCGACAAACAACGCCAAGAGAGCGCTTGCTTATGCTGAGAAAAATGGCTGGGGATCATGTGGCACTCCAGTAGGAAAAGCCAGAGCTAACCAGCTAGCAAACAAGGAGCCGATCTCACGCGACACGATCGCAAGAATGGCGAGCTTTAAAAGACACCAACAGAATAAAGACGTTCCTTATGGCGAAGGCTGTGGAGGTTTAATGTGGGATGCCTGGGGAGGCACCGAGGGGATTGAATGGGCGATTAGAAAATTAGACCAGATAGATAATGCAAGCAACTGAAAAGGAGTTTTTCGATTACGAGATCAGCATCGGAGTAACTCCAGAGAATCCAGACTACTGGGCTCTCATGGATGGCACTGCGAACATCATTAAAAACTACGCTCAGTCTGTGATCGAGATCGGTGCTGGTATGGGAACGCTAGGCGAATGCTTAGAGCACAAAGGAATCGAATACTATGGCATCGAGCCAAACAAATATCACAGAGACTTTGCACGATCCAGGGGAATAAACCTAAAAGATTTAGGCAATTATCCTGGAAAATGTGGAATGATCGTCTCGATCGAGGTGTTTGAACACCTAACAGACGAGCAGATCAACGAGTATTTAGAGAGTATCGAGGCTAATTACCTGCTTCTTTCTTCCACTCCATACACTACCACAGAAGAATTTGATGCCTGGTGGGGCCATATTAACATAAAACAGACCGATCAATGGATCGAATTTATGGCAGAATATGGATATTCGCTGTATCATCGCCTAACTATACCGACTGATTGGACCTTATTATTCAAAAAATGAAAGAGAAAAAACCAGTAAAAGCAAAAGCACCAGTCGAAAAGATCAGAGAAGCTGACCTGATCCTGGAGTGGGCGAATAAATACATCGACTTCTGCCTAGATTCTACTAAGGAAGTAGCGACTGGGGCAGGCGTTCGGATCATTCGTGAACGTCACTTGCCTACGATCAGCTACTTTTTACTGATATGGCTACCAAGACAAGGCGCTCAATTTTACAAGCGATCTAATTGGTATAATGTCCTAGGCAATTCTGATCATCCACTACACAAAGAAGTCAAAGAGATAGACGAAATGTTTCGCGCTCTAGCGGCCGATATTGTGGCTAATGAAGGAAAGGGTATCTTCTACGCTAAGAATCTATTAGGATGGACGGATCGAGCTAAGAACGAGGAGAAACAAGAAGTAATTATAAGCTTTGCAAACGAAGATCACACTTCCTAGACCACACACTAACCAAGCGAAGGTCTTAAACTCAAAAGCAAGGTTCAAGGTGTTAATGTCCGGCAGACGATGGGGGAAGTCCTTAATCTGCCAGGTAATCACATGCCTGGAATCCATGCAAGGAAAGCGCGTAGCTTACATAACGCCGACTTACTTGCTAGCCAAGGCGTTCTTCGATGAGCTAGCCTTATTGATGCCGGCAAACGTAGCGATCCCTAATAGATCCGATCTAACCTTCAAGCTAATCACTGGGGGATCGATTAGATTCTTTACTGGAGAACGCCTGGATAATCTCAGGGGTTTAAAGTTTCACTATGTGATCATCGATGAGGCGTCGTTTATTCCTAACCTGGAAGAGGGCTGGAATAATGCCATTCGTCCAACGCTCACAGACTTCCAAGGGAAGGCGATATTTTTATCAACTCCGAAAGGAAAGAATTTCTTTTACTCACTTTACCTTAAAGGACTCGATCCATCTGGAGAGTGGGAGTCATTCAAATACAGCTCTTACGATAATCCACATATTGCAGACGAAGAGATCGACAGCGCTAGACTTGCTTTACCTGAGGTAGTATTCGAGCAGGAGTACATGGCTAATCCAGCAGAGAACAGCGCGAATCCTTTCGGATCTCAGGCGCTTTCAAAGTGTATCTCCGCTATGTCTCAGGAGCCGGTCCGCGTATTTGGGATTGACCTTGCAAAATATAGCGACTGGACTGTGATCATTGGATTAGACGGCGCTGGGAATGTGGCTTACTTCGATCGCTTCCAGAGCGACTGGGCAAGTACACAAAATAAAATCAGAATGCTTCCAAAGGTTCCGATGCTAGTCGATAGTACTGGTGTAGGCGATCCAGTGGTCGAGCAATTACAGCGCGAAGGATTAGCGATCGAGGGCTTCAAGTTTACTAGCCAATCGAAGCAGGAATTAATGTTAGGCTTGCAGGTGGCAATTCATCAAGAGAAGATCCACTACCCTGCCGGCATGATCCAGGAAGAGCTCGAAATCTTTGAGTATCAATACAGCGCTAATGGTGTAAAGTATTCAGCTCCGAGCGGTTTTCACGATGACTGTGTGATGGCTTTGGCTTTAGCATGGAGAAAGCTAGACTTCAAGGCTGGCACCGGTAAATACAATTTTGTTTAAATGCTATTTAATAACGATATGACTTGGAAAGATGTAACTGTATGGCAGTGGATCCAGCTCCAGAATCTCCTTCAAAAAACTGAAGGACTGACAGAGCTCGACATCGCTGTAAAATCCTTGGCTATTCTGACTAACCAAACAGAAAACCAAATAGACTCTTTATCTGTAAAGAATCTAAATAAGCAATTATTAGAAATAAAGTTTATCACTGACACGCTCCCAGAGCCTAAGCCAGTGGACTTTATTAAGACGCCTGGTAGACGATATCGGTGCATCTATGACGTTCGAAATATACCCTACGCCAGGTACCTAGAGACTAAGTTTTTCGGGGATGACGTAGCGATGAACATTCATAAGATCGCGGCTTCTATGGTCATGCCTATGAAGAGGACCTGGAGAGGATGGAAGGTAGCTAAGTATGATTCAGCAAAACACGAAGAGTATGCTGAGGATATCTTAGAAGCGCCATTCGAGCAAGTCTACGGATCGATAGTTTTTTTTTGTCAAGTATTCAGCGACTCGATAAGGAATTTAGCGGGCTATTTCAAGATGGAGTCAATGAAAGCGGGGATGACGGAAGAGGAGGCAGAGACAATGGCGCAGGGTTTATGCGACGCTTTGGATGGATATACCAGGCTACTATCATCGCAGAACACGAAAGGATAAAATTATCTGAAGTTTACGAGCTTCCGACGATCCAGGCTTTGAATGATCTGTCTTATTTAAAGAGTAAAAACGCGAATGATCGCGAACAAATAAAACAAGCGTATGCCAAGCATTAGTCAAGCTCAAGCTTCTTTAGGATCTGACTTCACAGCTGGAGGAATCTCCAAAGGTGGCGAGGTCGTTTTTAATGCTGTCGAGGCTATCATGACTCAGGCAGCTTTTGAGTTTATACAGCTGGCTAAAAAAAGACTAACACAGCGAGGTAAGATCGACACTGGTAATCTGTCTGATATCGTAGTAACAGAAGTAAAGCAGAGCGGTACGAAGTATTCTCTTACGATCGGATACGATAAAAATAATCCAGCGTCTGAGTACTATGACTATAACGATAAGGGGGTAAAAGGAATAGGCGGATTCAAAGGATCACTTCCTAGGGCATTTCACGAGCCGACGAATAGTCCTTATAGCTTTAAGAATTTACGCCTTTCTAGTGGCTTTATTACGTCCATCACTAAGTGGTATTTAAGACATAAGTCTTATATCCGCAACGAGGACCAGAGAAAGAATCTGGCCGGCTTACAGCGCAAAAGAAAAACGCTTGGAAATGTGGTAGACGAGACAGATAAGATCAGAAGCCTGGCGATTGCAACAGCTAAAAACATAAAAAGAAAAGGTATTTCTAGGACTGGATTCTTCGAAGACAATATCGAGGAGGCTTTCGGTCAAGACTTCCAGATCAAACTAGCTAAGGCGCTAGGCCAAGATATAGCTTTAAACATTAAACAAACATTCAAATAATGGCGATCACTATTGAAAGCATCCCAGCAAGTTATTCTTCAGCTCATGACGCGCTATGGTTCGTCGTAAGCTCTAGCAACATAGGGCAATCTAATTTTAAATATGTATTTGACATACAAATTAATTCCGCAACAGTCGCAACCTTCAAAGTCTACCCAGATCCTAACAATTTGGGGATCATCGATTTCGGCCCTATTGTCAGAAATTACTTTGCAAGCCAACTTATCGATGACGGCTCAGGCTTTGTCCGCAATGCAGACGGCTTCTTACATGTCGATTTCACGATCCTATACGGCGAAGAATACGGAGGAGTAACTTATCCGAATCTTACTTCCGGATCCTATAAAGGCTGGAACTTCTCGCTTGATCCTTTCCGTACTCCGATGACTACTTATGCAAATAAGTTCTTAACATCACGCGATCGGACTCAGGCTAAGGTAGCTTCTGGAGAATCTTTCTTGATCACTTTCTTTAATTCAGACTTAGCCAGTTCGCTAACTGCTACGATCCAGAATCTAAATGAGGACGGATCAAATAACGGAAGCGCATCGACTGGATCTAACTTCTTACCTAGCGCGGTCCATGGAATCCTTTTGGATCTATCTCCGGCTTCGATAAACGCTTACCTTGGCACGACTAAGATCACTGCTAGCACTTATGCTTATCGCGTATCGATCGGCGCTGATTCGATAACTATTACACAGACTTGCGCTCCTAGATTTACGCCGGTTCAGATCGTATTCCAAAATCAGTTTGGAGGATACGATCAATTCGCGTTTAGATTATTATCGAGACAGAATAAAAAAATGAATCGTAAAACTTACACACGCTCTGGATATGAAATTAACTCTAGCACAAAAACGATGGATTACAAGAATTCGTCTAATGTTTTTTATGGCGGTTCAAGAAGCTTCACGACTGGCATCGATTATTCTTACCTTGTAACTAGCGACTACTTATCGATCGATGACTATAACCTGGGATCTCAGCTTCTAGCATCTAATGAGATTTATTACAAGCTAGATGGTAATTACTACCCGGTCGTTTTTACTGGCACTACATGGCAGGAAAAAAATAATAGCTCAGATAAGATCTTCAATTACGAATTGAACTTCGATTTAGGTATCAAACAGTTTAGCCAGTTTAAGTAATGATCACAGAAATAATAGTAGAAAATAGTAGGCTTGACATCTACCAAGATCTTGGCCTTGAATTAAATTTGGCGATTGATGACATTAAAGACTTTAGCTCTCGAAACACGACGTACTCTAAAACTATTACAGTTCCAGGGAATGCTAATAACAATAAAATTTTTGGGCATATTTATAGCCTTACTAGTGCTAATAATTACGGGATTAATACAGATAATCCAAGCGTTGGTTATAATTTCGATCCGACTAAACAAACTAATGCGAAGATATTTGTAAATAAAATCCAGGTATTTAAGGGCGTTCTTCGATTGCTAGAGATTAAGATCGACGAAGGACAGATCGAATATGAGTGCGCAGTATTTGGAGAGCTTGGAGGTTTCGCCTCCGCGATCTCAAATAAAACTTTGCAGGATACTGAATTTTCAAACTACTTCACACAGTACAATCAAAACTGGAGCGAAACTAATATCGCTAATTCCTGGAATGCTTCAGGAACTGGCATCGTATTTCCTTTAATTGATTACGGTCTTTGCAAGCATGGAAGTATTGACTACCACATGGACGCGTTCAGACCGGCATTCTTTGTCTATGAACTGCTAGATAAAATAATTGATTTCTCTGGCTATACTTATTCCTCAGATTTCTTTAATTCTACATTCTTTAGAAGCCTAATTATCCCGAATAATTTCGCGAACATGGAGCAGATTATTTCAAATTTGCTAAATGCTCAAGCTGCTAATATTTCGATAACAGAATCGGATCAATTACTGACTTTTAATTCTACAAATTTATACCAGTTCACAGTAGCGACGTCTAATACTTTCACTTTTACTGGCACTACTGGGACCATTGGTAAATTTCAATTTCAAGGATACGGCACTGTTGTAACTCAACGCCAGGTAAATATCAAGCTATACCAGAACAGCACTGTGATTTGGTCTGGAATTTTAGCTGATAATGACGATTCGCTTACAGAATTTTATATTAATCAAGAGGTCCAAGTAACTCTTACAAATGGAGACACGTTTTATGTAGAAGTAACTACTAATCCTAGTAGCAATCCAAACTACGAATTTGTCTCTGAGAACTTAATGCTAGATTTCTTCTCTAATGATCTACAGCCAGTTCAAGCTGTTTATGGATCTAGCTTATCGATGCCTAACTTATTGCCTAAAGGGATCCTGCAAAAAGATTTGTTTATTACTATTTGCCGGATGTTTAATCTTTATGTCTACGAGGATAGAACAAAAGACAAGCACATCATGATCGAGCCTTTCATCGACTTCTATCAGATAGGTGGAGGCTTCTTGAGGATTGACGATTTCGGTAGTTTAGTTTTACATGGAGAGCCAGGAGATTCGACTGGATTAGTTTTATTAGAAGATCCAGTTTCAAACGCTGTCAATTGGTCCAATAAGGTAGACTATTCGCAGCCGATCAGCATCAAGCCTATGAGTGAGCTTAATGCGCGATTCTACGACTTTAAATATACAGAAGACGATGACTTCTATAATGAGCGATATAATAAAAAATATAGCGAAAGTTATGGAGATCGCAAAGAGGATACTGGTTTTGAATTTACTAAAGATGTAACGAATATCGATATCATTTTTAGCCCTTCTGTTTTAGTCAAAAGAGCTGGAGATACTAAGCTTTGTGCAGCTTTATATGATCGTTCGGACAATGTCGAGGAAAGAAGGGATACTAATATCCGGATCATGCAGTTTAAGAAAATTACTGGAGTTCCTTCCTGGAATATCAAACAGCCAAGCGCTCAAGGAACTGGAAACGTAGGATCTGCGATCACTTACTACGGTTATGCTGGGCACTTAGATCATCCGACAGCTCCGACTACTGATATTAATTTTGGGGTTCCTAAAGAATTATTGATCACGTTAAATGTTCAATATCCTTCAGCGAATTTATTCACTGCTTTCTGGGGGGATTATTTGGCTGAGATAATTGCTAAGGATAGTAAGCTCCTATCTTGCTATTTATACCTAGATCTGCAAGACATCTATTCTTTAGATTTCTCTAAACTGATCCTAATTGATGGCGCGCTGTGGAGATTAAACAAAGTGAATGACTTTAATCCTAGCGTTCCAAAAACTACCCAGGTAGAACTATTGAGAGTAATTGAATTAACATACGAATAATGGCAGTAAACGAAACAGTAGGTATTAATCTAGTAGCCGACACGAAGAGTCTTAGAGGACAGCTTCGTGAGGCTATGATGGAATTAGTAAAACTCCAGAATTCAGCTGGAGCCTCCGCTCAGGAGATTGCAAACGCTGCCAAAAAAGCCGCCGAATTAAAAGATAGGATTGGAGATGCTAAGGCTACGATCGAGGCTTTCGATCCAGATGCTAAATTTAAAGCATTCGGTCAATCAATCCAGGGCGTAGCTGGAGCTTTCGCTGCAACTCAGGGAGCTCTTGCCCTGGTAGGGGTAGAATCTGCTGAGGTAGAGAAGCAACTCTTAAAAGTTCAGGGAGCTTTGGCCCTATCTGAGGGACTAAATACGGTCCTTGCCTCGATAGATGGCTTTAAAAACTTAGGGCTAGTAATCAAAACAAACGTATTAAGCGCCTTTGCTTCAATGAAAGCGGCTGCGATTAGTGCTTTTACCACTATGAGAGGGGCATTAATTGCCACTGGAGTAGGTGCTTTTGCTATTGCTTTGGGTTTAATTGTCTCAAATTTTGATGCAATTAAGGAGGCGGTCCTTAAAGTGGTTCCTGGTTTGGCTAATGTAGGGAAAATTTTCTCTGGATTAGTTGAGAAAGTGACCGATTTCGTAGGGATCACAAACCAGGCAGAGCGCTCTTTGGAGAAATTCACTAAGACTTCAGAGCGTAGAAAGGAAGGTTTAGAGTCTGAGCTTAAAGTAATGGAGGCAGCAGGAGCCAGCGAGAAGGCTCTATCAGATAAACGTAAGGAGATAGTCAATACAGACTTAAATGTATTACGTCAAAAGCTAAAGACTAACGGAGAGCTAAGTGCTGAGGAAATGAAGAAATTCCGCGAGCTCAAGACTGAGCTTGTTGTAATTGATACCAAGTACAATAAATCTGTAACGGATGCAAACCAAAAGCGCAATGAAGAAATAGCCAAACAAAATAAGGAGGCTAAAGACAAGGCAGACGCGGAGGCTAAGAAAGCTAAGGAAGAGGCAGACAAGAAAGCAGAGGAGGCAGCCAAGGAACTTAAAAAGAATAAGGAAAGAGTCGCTTCTGAGGATGAAGAACTAAGACTTAGAAATGCTGATAAATTTAAAAGTGAACAGCAGATCGAAGAAGAAGCGGTCCTTGAAAAATACACAAAGCAATTAGACGATCGAATTAAATTCGGTGGGGATGAGGCAGTGATCGAGGAGGCGAAGAATGAAGAGCTTCAAAAGATCAGAGAGAAATACGAGCAGAAAGCGCTTGAAGATTTAAGTACTAATTCTGAGGAAGCGGTCCAAATAAATAGGGCTACTGTTCAGATGCAAACAGAGGACTTAAAGAAAAACGTAGAGGCTAGAAAGAAACTTGCTGAGGAAGAAAAGAAGGCTAAGATTCAAGCTGCTTCTGCAACTGCTGACACTTTAGCAAACCTATCGAATCTATTAGGACAAGAGACGGCAGCTGGTAAGGCTATGGCTGTAGCCAGTGCTACGATCTCCGCAATCGTTTCAGCTCAGAAAGCTTATGAGTCTACGATCGGTATTCCTTACGTCGGTCCTATCTTAGCTCCGATCAATGCCGGGCTTGCTTTAGCTTCTGGATATAAATCGATTCAGAGTATCTTAGCTGTCCAGGTTCCTGGTGGAGCTGGAGGAGGCGGAAGCGCTCCAGGAATGCCAAGCATGCCAAGCGCAGGATCAGGAGCTCCTATAGCTCCAAGAGCAGCGGAGCCAGTTCCGACTTCATTAGATCAGCGATCATTAAATACTATCTCAAACGTAACGACTCGCGCCTATGTGGTAGAGAGTGACATTACTGGATCACAGAAAAGAATTGAGCGTATCGAGAAAGCTTCAAGATTTTAACTAAAAAATAAAGAATGAATTTACCTATTTATTTACTAGAAATTAATGAGGACCTAATGGATGGATCTGAAGTAGATTTCGTCGCTTTGGTAGACAAGCCAGCGATCGAAAGAAACTTCCTTCGCTTCAAAGAGGATCGCTTAAATTTTGAGATCCAGGACGAAGAGCGCCGGATCATCTCAGGTCCTATCATGCTAGCAGATACACCGATCTATCGTAACGATAACGGCCAAGAGTATTTCGTTTCCTTTCCAAAGGATACGATTTACAAGATCGTTAAAAAAATGTTCCAGAAGGGATATACTTCAAACGTGAATTTGATGCACGATCCTAACCAGGTGGTCGATGGCGTGACGATGTTTGAGTGTTGGATCACAGATGAGTCGAGAGGAATCAAACCAATGAAAGGATTTGAAGACGCTCCAGACGGCTCGGCTTTTGCCTCTTATTCGATCGATAACGAAGAGGTTTGGTCTAAAGTTAAATCTGGGGAGTTTAAAGGTTTCTCTGTGGAAGGTATGTTCAACTACAAGAAACAGCCAAGCGAGATGACTAAAGAAGAAAAGCTCTGGTCTGATATCGCAACGATCCTGGATGAAATTGATTTCGGTGGTCCTGGTAGTGGAAGACGTCCAGAAGGAGGGGCAGACAAAGAATCAAAGGGGGCTGGTAGAATGCCAAAGGTGGCGATCGTAAAACCAGGAGATCCAAGAGTTTCTAGTTTAATGGAAGGAGCTAAAGCTTCAGCTGGCGAAGTAGATAAAGTCGGCAAAGGTTATGCTGAAAAACTAGGAGGCGTAGTGACTCCGATCAACTTAAAATCTGAAGATAGTATTTTAAGAAAGGTAAACGACGAAGAAGGCGGAAAGGTAGACGCGATAAAAGATGCGGTCAGAAACACAGTCGTAATTGATCGAGAAAAAATCGGATCAGCTAGAGATCTGGCTAAGTCTGATCCTAGATTCAGCGCTGAGAATGGCGGAAGAATTAAGGTTCAGGAAGGCGATCAATTTTTCGGATATTCTGGAACGATCGTAAACTTCAAGACTGAAAATGGAACGATGGCAGAAATGCAAATTAATACTCCAGCGATGATCTATGCGAAAGAAAAAGAAGGAAGCGCTAGAGCTGTTCTAGGAGACAAGAAATACGACGAGATCGCAAAAAGAACTGGTCTTCCTGGGGGCCAAGGTCATGCTCTATATGAGGAGATCAGAGTCTTAAACGCCGGACGTCCAACTGTGGAAAATGTTCAAAGGATCGAGGAGCTAAAATCACAGTCAATAAATTATTATAAAAACTTTGGTTTCTAAATAAAATTTTATATATTGTAAATATGAGTGACTTGATGAATTTAGTAGAGCGCCTAAACAGCGTGCCAGTTTATTTGCTTTTAGAAAGCGAAGATCTGGTAATTAAAAGTCTTCCAGAAAATCCGAGCTTGATCGCAAAAAGAAAAGCCGGCGAAGAATTCCCTTTGGCATTCAACACCGACTTAGCGATCGAAGCGATCTATCAAGGAGGAAAAGAGATCAGCGAAGCTGAATATTTGAGCTATTAATCTAGCTCAAAAAATTCCTTGATCTGATCAAATAAATATCTGTAATTTTCGCGGAGCAGGATTCTATAAAATATAGGATTCTGCTCTTTGTATTTGGCGAGCTTCTCATCATTATCATCCCTGATACAGCACGCTATATTTGCAAACCTATCGCAAACCTTAACGAAGATCGCGAGATCATCCTGAGCTACCTGGTTAAAATACTCTTCTGGGTTTGAGCTGTTCTTAGTCAGCAATTTAACGATCAATAAAATCCTTGGATTTAAGGCTCTTAAAATTTCATCCTGGGTGCATAGTGTATCTTCGAGGATATCGTGCAAATAAGCGGCACAAATGACATCTTCAAGAGCTTCTCTTGGTATTAATTCAGAGTATAATCTGACTGCATTTACTACCATTTGTAAGTGATCTGAATAAGGACTATTTCCGTACTTCTGATCCGCGTGATAAGAGAAAGCCAGTTCCCTGGCTCTCATGATTAATTGACTATCCATATTTTTATTTTTAAGCATACCAACTACAATAAACACCTTCGTCTCCTTTGCTGTAAAGATTGATGATCCCGTGCTCACTTCTCAGATAGTAGCTAGGATTTCCTCCACTTACCCAGGCGTTCACGTTCTTTCTGATCGGCTCTCCGCAGAAACTATCTTTAACTGGGGCAGTTAATCCAGCCATGCTACTATATCCCTGGCTTGGGACCATCTTCCCCTGGATCGGCTGAATAACAACGCTTTTGTTTTTCACTTCGATTACCTGGTAGAAGTCGATGTTTGTCTGCTCATATCCCCAGCTGTCATAGACGATCTCTCCGACTTGGAAAGGATTATTTTCAAGCGCTTTCTTCTTCTCCGCTTTTCTTTCTTCATGGTAGGCTTGGATCGCTAATTTACGAATCAATTCTTTTCCAAGCCAAGCTTCCATTTGCTCAACATTTTTAAATCTATAATTGAAGAGCGGTTTAGCATTGGCGCTTTTTGCTCTCAAGTTACGGCCCAAAGCGACACATCTTTCGATATTGATTTCAAGACCAACATTAACAAGGGCGAATTTACTGATTAAATTTTTCATGGGATTAGATATTTATAGGATTAAAAACTGATTCTTCCGTTTCTTTGAACTCGATCATTCAAGACGATCTGGAAAACAAGGGCGATTAAAATAAATAAGTAAATCATTTTTCAAGGGGTTTAGATTAGTAGCACACTGACTACATATCAAAGGTAATAAATTATTTCATAAATAAAAATAATTTTTAATAATTTTTTTCCTGGGTTAAATGTTCAGCCCAGGAAAGATTTCTTCTAGTTCTCCGGCTTCGATCGCCTTGAAGATTTTTACTAAGTTTTCTGGCTTGTATAAGTATTGAATAATTCGCAAAGCTTCTTTTTGATTACCTTCAGTAGCAACCATTATCTGAGCGTAAGCGTCAGCCATGCTAGGCTCTACCCAGTCTAAAATTTTGATTTGATTCTCATTCAATCCGGCGCGATCCTGGCGGTGGCTATTAAAGAAAGCATTGTAAGCAGCACCGTAAGCAAGTTCTTTTAATTGAGCATTCATGATCTTTATTGTTTAGATGTTCTGTCGTTCTGACTACATATCAAAGATACAAAACTATTCCAGAATAAAAAACATTTTTAATAATTTTTTTCTTAAAGTATAAACTTTTTTTCTATCCCTATTTATAAGCAAAGTAAAAAACTAAAAAAATGACGGTAAAAGAAGGAATCGAAAAAATCCGCTTGATGCTAGCCTCAGAAGGCGAAGCGGACCAAGTCGAGACTAATGAGCCAGAGGCACCCGTTTCTGAATTAGCTTTTGAATCTTACGATCTTAAAGACGGATCGAAGATTGACTTGAGCGGTTTAGAAATCGGAGCTGAAGCTTCTTTAGTAGACGAAACGGGGAACGCTTCCCCGGCTCCAGATGGAGAGTATGAGTTAGTAGACGGTACTATGATCACGATCGTAGGCGGTAAGGTAGAAGGCATTGAGACTCCTCAAGCTGAAGCTGAGCCGATTGAAATGCCAGAGGAAGAGATTCCAATGGAGTCGGACAAGTTCACAGAGATCGACGGCACGATCGAAAACTTAAAGGCAGAGAACGAAGCTTTAAAAGCTAAGATTGCATCTATCGAGGGTAAATTCTCTCAAGCGATCAACGATCTTTCTGACGTAGTTTTGGGTTTAGCTTCAACTCCTAGCGCTGGTCCTATCCAGGCACCAAAAAATTCTTTCTCTCAAGCAGAGAAAAGAGAAGAGAAAATCGAGAGATTTTTAAACAAAGTAAAAAATTTAAAATAACAATTTAAAAAACAAAAAAGATGGCATTTGTAGTATCTTCATTGGCTAACTATACAGAAGAGAACGCGACACAATTAGTAGCGTCTTCAGTATTAGGAGCAAAAACAATCTCTTTGATCAAGGATCAAGGTAACGTAATGTTAGGCGTAAAATCTGCTGAGACAGTAAACATCATGGACACTGACGCGTTCTTCCAAGATGGTTCTTCTTGCGGTTTCAACGCTTCTGGCACAACTACTTTCACACAGCGTACTTTAACTGTAGGAAAGATCAAAGTAAACGAGGCACTTTGCCCGAAAGATTTAGAGTCTAAGTATTTACAGAAGGCATTGCCTGCTGGATCTTCTTATGATTCTATCGTATTCGCTGCTGAATACTCACAACGTAAGGCTGACAAGATCGCTTCTCAATTAGAGATCGCGGTATGGCAAGGCGATACAGCTTCAGCTAACGGAAACTTAAACAAGTTCGACGGTTTCGCTAAGTTAATCGCTGCTGCTTCTGCTTCAGTAATCCACGCTAATACGACTACTTACTACGGTACTCCTTTAGCTGCTTCAGCTGGTATCACTACTTCTAATGTGATCAACGTAATCGATGCAGTTTACAAAGCTTTACCTGCTGAGATCGTATCTAAGGACGATGCAACTATCTTCGTAGGAATGGATGTATTCCGTACTTACACTATCGCTTTAAAGAACGCGAATTTATTCGCTTACACTTTCGACGGTAAGGCAGATTCAGAATTGATGTTACCAGGTACAACTGTTAAGGTGGTAGCTGTTCAAGGTTTGAATGGTCTTTCTAAGATCTATGGTGGTCGCGTTTCAAACATGTTCTACGGAACTGACTTATTAGATGAGCAAGAGCGTTTCGAATTGTTCTTTGCTAAAGAAGCTGATCAAGTTCGCTTCGTAGCTGAATTCAAGGCTGGCGTTCAGATCGCTTTCCCTGCTGAGATGGTAGATTTTATCTTAGCTTAATTCTTACCAATAAGTTCGGGGAGATCCATTGGATTGGACTCCCCTAATTTTAACCTTTTAAATTTAAAATAATGGCTTGCGCATTAACTCAAGGATATACCTTAGATTGCAAAGATTCATTAGGCGGAATCACGGAAGTGTATTTCATTGAAAAAGGTAACGTATCTAGCACGACTGAAGCAAGCGGTGTAATCACTGCAATCACTAAGGGAAGCGGTAAGGTTTTCAGAAAATATGAATTAGTTCCTGGAACTTCTTCTTTGACTGAGAACATCAACGCTAACGTGCAAAACGGGACTGTATTCTACGCTCAAGAATTGTCAATCATTCTTAACAAATTACAAGCTAATACAAGAAATGAAATTCTTTTATTAGCTCAGAATACTTTAGTAGCTGTCGTAGGTGATAACAACGGCAAGTACTGGTATTTAGGCAAGGTCCACGGACTTAATATGTCAGGTGGCAACGGTGCAACCGGTACGGCTCAAGGAGATCGTTCTGGATACACTTTGACATTCTCTGCTTCAGAAGGTGCTTTAGCTCCAGAAGTAGCAAGCGGTGTAATCTCAGGATTAACTGCTTAGTAAGATAGTCGTTTGGTTAGACGGGGAGGGGGCGAGAGCCTCCTCTTTTTTTTGTTTTATAAAATAACTTTGCTTTGCTATTTATTATCGATGATTCACTTGACTAAAGGACAAACGACTAAAATAGTAGTGACGCTAAAGGAGAAGCAAACCCTTTCGGCGCCTAATTACTTATTCTTCTTTAAGTCCAGATCGACAGATAAGACTAAAGCTTTTGTGCTTTTAAATGCTGCGGATCTATCAGCTTACAAGGATAGATTCAACGCTTTTAATATCGTCACTAATAGCTATTTTGCTAATTATGACAGCGGAGAATATACTTATGCTATCTATGAGCAGACATCAAGTTCAAATTTAGATCCTGCTTTAGCTACAAATTTGCTAGAACTGGGGCAAATGTCACTTAAAAACTCGACAGAATTTGAATTCACTACATACAACCAGACGAATAATACCTTTATAGTGCGCGATATATGAGCAATACAACGAATTTCTTGAACGTCCTTACCTTTGCGGAGGCCAGACAGCCAGAGTATCAAGAGAAAAAAGGCGAGAATGGTGGATACATTGAGTTTGGAAAAAAGAATGACTACCCTAATTACCTGGTAGATCTGTTTAGCAAGTCAGCTAAGCACAACGCGATCATAAAAAGCAAGGTAAACTATATCACTGGAAACGGTTTTAAGCCGATCGAAGAAACGGATCAAGCAGCTCAGGAGTTTATTGACAAACCAAACCCTTTCGAATCACTTAATGATATCCTAAAAAAGGTATCGACAGACGTCGAATTATTTGGAGGTGCTTATCTTCAAGTTATATGGAGCCAAACCGGTGGACAGATTGCAGAAGTTTATCACTTAGACTATACTAAGGTCCGCACAAATGACGATAATACTCAGTTCTGGTATTCTGAAAACTGGCAAGACTCAAAATATAAGCGCTCTATTTATAACGCTTTTAATGACAAGCTTCCAGTAGGTACACAGATCCTATACTTAAAAGAATACCGTCCTAATCTTTCGGCTTATTCTTTACCTGGTTATATTGGAGCTTTGAATTATATCGAGTCAGATATCGAAGTTTCTAAGCACGTCTTAGGAAACGCGCAGACTGGCTTCAGTGCTTCTAAATTAATCACACTTCCTAACGGCGAGCCTCAAGATGAAGAGAAGCGCCAAGTAGAGCGTAAATTTACAGATCGTTTCTCTGGATCCGACGGCAAGAAGTTCATTCTTTCCTTCGTGAACGATGCTTCTCGCAAGCCGATCATCGAGGACCTGGGAGCTTCAGATATTACTAAAGAAGATTTTGCGAATGTCGATAAGATCATCGAGAAAAACGTGTATGCTGGACACCAGATTACGTCTCCAGATTTATTCGGTATTTCGACACCTGGTCAATTAGGATCACGCCAGCAAATGCGCGACTCTTACGAGATCTTCAAAAATACATACGTCAATGATAAGCAAATATATCAAGAACAAGTATTCAGTTTACTTGCCAAATTACGCGGTTCTATCGATGGGCTACAAATAATCCCAGTAGAGCCAATCGGCATGGAATTCTCTGAAGCTACGATCGCGCAAAACTTAACTAAAGACGAGATCCGCGAAAAACTTGGAGCGCCTAAATTAGAGGCTAAGACTTCAGGAACTTCTCAGGATGTGATTGATGCGATCAATAGCTTATCGCCATTAGTAGCGAACAAGGTACTTGAGTCCATGACTCCAAATGAAGTCAGGGCCCTGGTAGGCTTAACAGAAGAGCAAGGAGGCGGAGAGCTAGAAGGCGCCGCTCCTGCTGCTACTAATTTACGATTTAGCGAAGATGATATCATCTCGATCTTTGATCAGTTCGGAGAGTCTAAAAGCAACTACTCCATATTTCGCACTAGAGACACGTTCTCAGCCTTGCCTAATGACTTAGAGGAGGCGATGAATTTGGACTTTGCTACTCAAGAATTAACACGCCTAGAGGCGAATGTCTTGGACCTGATCCAGAAGGATAAGAGAATCACTCCAGAGATAATCTCAGGCACGATCAAAACTGATCTAGCGATCATTAATAAAATCATGGACTCCTTAGAGGAACGCGGTTTGATCAAGTCTACAAATGTTCGCGGAAATGTCGAGAGAGTTTTGACTTCTCCCCTTACTGAGATCACTGACACTAAGCCATCAACGCGTAGCTTCATGGTCCGCTATTCTTACGAGTGGAGATCATCGATCCCAGCAGGACAGAGAAACACAGCAGCGCATCCAAGCAGACAATTTTGTGCGCGCTTGATGCAACTAGATAAACTATACACCAGGGCAGAGATCGAAGCGATCAGCTTGCGACTAGGTTATTCAGTATTTGATCGTCGCGGTGGCTGGTGGACTATGCCAGACGGAGAACATTCTCCTTCTTGCCGTCATGTCTGGGCTTCTCAGGTAGTAATTAAAAAAGGATAAGGAATGAAAAATATCTGCTTTATAAACGTAAACACGATCAAGGAAAGAAGCGCGCTTCATTCTAACGTCGATGACAAATTGATCCTTCCGGAAATCCTTACAGCTCAGGACATGTATTTGCTTCCTGCTTTAGGCACTGCTTTATACAATCGCTTGCAGGCAGGGATCGAAAATAATAATTTGACAGCGGACGAGGTGGACTTATTAGATAATTTCATCACTAATCCTTTGGTATATTATACGCTTTCAGAGCTTCCAGTAGGATTGTCTTACCAGTTCTATAATAAGGGCTTAGTGCGCAAAACAAGCGACAACACAGACACGCCTCAGATGCAGGATCTTATCGATGTCGCTTCAAGATACAGAACACGCGCGGAGTTTTACACACAGCGATTGATCAAACACTTAAAGCAGGTATCATCTACTAGCGATAAGTTCCAGGAATATGTGAACTACGGTACTGGTGTTGATATTATCAAGCCAGAGAGAGACGCTTACCAGGCTTCGATCTGGT